TTTGATGTTCCCACAACATCTACCAATCCCCAATCTGTTAAAAGATTAGTGATTGTATTCCTTCTTGCAATATCATTTTCAGACAAGTTTGTATCCTTGCCGTCTAATGCAAATAATTCTTTGAAATGTACAATGTAATATTTACCTTGCTTATGCAAGATATGGCAAGACTGAAAGAGTGTTTTATCTTTGCGAGAAGCAACTCCAATACGAGACAAGGTTTCTCTAACCTTGAGGAAATCGTCTGGTTCATTCAGACGGACTTCCAACATCTCCTCTGGACTCCACGATGTTTCATTCATTTTCTTCCACCTTTATTCAATTTACTTTTTATAAGGGCGATTTGTTCATCATCTAAAACATCCAGAGCGGCCTTGGCCTTCTCGTTACTGTATCCGAAATATTCTTTTACATACTCTAAGTTTTTAGACTTCTTCGCCTTCATCCAAGGAGCATATCGATTCATACTCCTTAAACTATTTAGTAAAAAGTCATATTGTAGTTTGTTATCAAGGTGGTGAAGTTCATTCAACTCATTAACAAGAAGACATTCTTTCATACCTGTAGGAGCAAGACATTTGTTGATGATGAAAGCAGGATACTTCTTTTCCCACATTTCATCTTCACCTTCCATAAGGTTTTCTTTTGTCTTGTTGATAGTCTTTAAATATTCCTTTAGTTCGTAACTCATTTGAAAGGAACTTCTATCATCATCTCCGTGAGACAAGCCAAGAGATTAATTTCTTGGTCAGCAACAAAGGCAGACTTATAAGAATAATTCCCAAGTATGAGAACACAGTGAGGAATAGCGCTGTCTGGTACATTACCAGATAGACTATCATAAACCCTACGATATATCCTATGAGGGTCATTGTCCAGATTATGAACAACCCACTCTCTACAACTCTTGAAGTCTTTATCCTTGATAAATGATACAAGTTCTTTGATAGAAGTGTCTGATAGATTGACGAGGATTCCAGCATCAATATTACCTGTTGCAGAGTATCTTTGTAGTTCGTTGAGACATCTTCTCCAATCTGGGAAAAATTTGTTGATAAGTTCTGCCACAACTCTTTCATCCGATTTAACATTTTCAGTCTCCAAAATGTGTTGTACACGTTTCATGAAACCCATTGCAAGTTGTGGTTTCTCTGCATTTGGAATACGAAACTCCACTGTAGAACACCGACTGTGCAATGGTTCAATAATACGATTTCTGAAGTTACAGGTTAGAATGAAACCACAGTTTCTACTAAACTCCTCAATAAAACCACGCAACGCAGGCTGTGTGGATTGTGGATTTAGATAATCTGCCTCATCCAGAATAACGTATTTGCGTTTACCATCCATAGAAACAGTACTCGCAAAGTTTTTAATTTTAGTTCGTAACATATCAATACCAGATTCTTCCGAACCGTTTATCATCATGTAAGTACAACCAATCTGTTCCAACATTGCTTTTGCAATTGTAGTCTTACCAACACCAGCAGTGCCTGTAAGTAACAAGTTTGGAATTTCTTCGTTGTCTACGAACTGTTGAAATGTCTGCTTAAGTTCACTTGGAAGTATGCATTCCTCAATCGTCTGAGGCCGATACTTCTCTACCCATAATATATCATCCATATTAAGCAGTCTCTAGTGCTATGTAGTATTCAACATCCTTACTAACATTCTTAAAACGTGAGATACCTTTTTCAGATACCTGTACGTCATAATCACCAGATAAGAGTTTAAGATTTTCTACTTTGAAATAGAACTTCTTACCCTTTGCTGGACTTTCTGCACCAACTTCAATACTGAAACTATTTGATGTATCGTTCTTACGGTCACTTACACGCAAGTCCATGATACTATCAGTACCAATATCCAGAACCATATCTGGAGCACCAAGAACTGCCGCAGCCTTCATTACTTGATTGAATGTATCTTTGGTCAGAGTAAACTCTGCATCCACAGACGGCATACTGATTTCTGTCTTTGGTGTTGTTACAACAGATGGGTCAGAATAGAAGTAAGTCAAGTCTTGACTACCTTGTGCAATTCTAACACTCTGTTCATTGAACGTGAGTTCTGGGTCATTGAATAGAGACAATGCAGACAAGAACTCATTCAAGTCATAGATTGCAAAGTCACTGTCAAATGTATCAGGCACAGTTGCAGTAGATACAATGTTCTTCATTTGAGACATTGTTGCAATTCTGTTTCCTGTTGTCACTAAAAGGTTCGCATTGATAGACGCATAGTTCTTCAGTACTTCCCTTGTATCATTACTAAGTTTCATAATATTATTTCTCCATCATATCGTGATTGTGTAGTGCCATTATACCATAATGAATCACTTTTAGCAAGTCTTTTCTGTTCTTGCCATCTTTTTTTCCGTATCGTTGTGAATATTTTAGAATATTCCCAATACAGAAACCTTCACCATGTCCACTGTCCATGATAAATTCTGTTGCTTGAAATTTATTGTGCGAGTAGTGAGAGGCATATGTACTGTCAATGTACTCTTGCATCTCGTTCAGAATTTCGTCTTCTGAATATTTGTAGTCAATCTTTTTCACATTTACATCCTATAAGTTAGATGGGGGGCGAACCCCCCATCTGGTGCTACATTTAGTATGCGTACTTTGTACCAAGTACAGACGCAATACCAGCGGCAATGATTTCCTTTGAAGGAGTTCCCATTCTATACGCAACACCTTTTGCAGTGTCATTAGTATAGATACAGTTACCTTCTGATTTCAAAGTGTCAATCATTTTAGTTGGTGAAGTAAGGTCAAACCTTGTTCTCAAAGTCTTCCACGTTACATTTTCACCTTTTGACAAAAGGTTGAATACCTTCTGCTTTTTGCTTAGTTTTTTATAGCTCATAATTTCTCCATATTTTATTAATTGAGTATTCACATCATATCAAATAAGAACCCATTTGTCAAGGGGTTTATTTGATTTTAATCACTTGAGGTTTTTTCTCTTCTGGTACGATTCTTTCTAAATCAATAGAAAGCATACCATTATCGAGTTTTGCACCGTTTACAACGATATCATCTGCAAGGGTAAACTTCCTAGTGAAGTTCCTTTGAGAAATACCTTTATAAAGGGTTTCCTTTTCCTGTTTCTCCTTAACTGATTTAACAGTAAGAAGACCTTCAGCAAATTCAATTTCGATATCATCCTTACCGAATCCAGCGAGTGCCATTTCAATAGTGTAATTGTACTCATCTGATTTTTCGATATTATAAGGCGGATACCCTGTTGATTCTGCTTGATGGGTTACATAGTCAAACAGTCTATCAAACTGTCTGTCAAAGCCCACGGCATAGGGTGTCATGTGATTATAATCGAATGCCTGAAGGGCATTCCTAAGTGTGCTTAAGTTAGTCATTTTTATCTCCTTTATTAAGCAAGATTAATAAACGTAAACCGATAATTCGCATTTACGTCTATATTTATATGGGGATTGAAAACCAAATTTCAACCCCCACACAAATTCTTTTTTAGGCAGCTTCAGCGTACTCAAGTGCCTTATCAAGTGCATTCAACTTGACCTTACGGTTACGTCCGTACCATGATGAAACCAAACGTCCATCATTTGAACGACCTTGCAAGTGGTCAGTCATGTTAGTGACTGAGTTAAATGCAGTCCACCATGTTCCTTGTGCGAACTCAGCACCAGGCTGAACATCAAGGTTTTCATGGGCAAGTTTTGCGTTACGAGTTGTGAACGGTAGAACACCTTCCACTTTCTCTTTTGCAGGCGAACCAAACACTTCATTGAAGTATTGAATTACATTGTCACCTGTTGCTTTCTTAGAACCAAGAAACGCAGCCATTGATTTGTATTCTTGCATTTTCTCATTTGCAATACCCATGTGTTCTTTTACTTCAGCAGGGTCAAATGCCTTACGGTGATTTACCGTTACCATTTTATCTGCATTCTGTGAAAGAGACAATGTTAGAGTATTGTTACACACAACACGAATTGGTGTCATACGAATGTTAATCGCTTTACCAAACTGATGTGGGTTTGAGAACAAGAAGTAGTTCTCTGTAACGTCACCGTTGAATAACTCAAATGATTCTTTACACTTTGCAAGTGCCCAAACCATCTGACCATCCTTGAGTGAACCAGCGGTGTGCATTTCCATGTCACCAGCCATTACATACTCATGGAAGAATTCAAACGCTTCTGAGTTCTGCACAGGATTCCAACCTGTACCAACAACATCTAATACAGAGTTGTCAGAAGACCGAACCAGTGCTTCTTTGTTTTTGATTTTTACACCTGTTGATGTAACAAGTGGTTGTTTCTCTACTGTCCAATCAAGTCCAGCAACCTTTTGGAATTGGTCTGGTGTGAGGTCTGCCTCAACTTTAGTACCAAGTCCATGCCAAGGTAAATCACCGACATACGCCATTTGTGCTTCACCATTTACGATTTCAAGTTCATGTGCCATAATATATTTCTCCGTTTTTTCACTTTACTATTACATTATATACGTTCTAATAACAAATGTCAAGATGTTTTTAGAACTTTTTTCAATTTAATTCTTGGTCTTGCCAACTCCAATCAGATATTCTGTCATCAGAAGTTCGACCAGCGAATATTAAAGTGTCAGTATCCCAATCTATGTCACCATGTGAACGATGGTCATGCCATCTATGCACAAAGTCGATATCCCAGATACGAGATGCCCTTTGCACCTGTTCATCTGTCATACCAAAAACATGAATTACCATACCGAATCACCTCATCTTACTTATACAGTATACTTGTTTTAATAACAAATGTCAAGAGGTTTTTACAAAAACTTTTCTAAATTAGCAACTTTTTTTGGTGTTCTACCCCAATATTCTGTAGGGGTGACTTTTGGTGTGTCGTGAAAGAGATACCATGCACATGAATCTTTACCGCTTGTACCACCAAACCACATAACACGACCAATACTTACAATCTTTTTGCACTTCTCCATATATGGAATACTCTGTATCGTGTTAGGCCATTCTGCATCAAATAACAACCATGTTGGTTTCATTGGTGAAAAGTGGTCTATCATCCTATGTAATAGTTTTCTATCCCAAGGCGGATTAGTTATGATTAACTGCGAACTTACATGGTCTATATCAAATGCATCTTTCTTAGATACCCTGTCATCCATAGGTTCAATATCAGATGCCATGTCACATATACCAAGATGTTTCTCAATGTGGTCAATCAGTCTACCGTCACCACCACATGGTTCACAAAATGTAAATGGTTTCTGTGGTAGGTGTGGAATTAATGGTTCAAATGCATGATATGGTGTTGGATAATAATCTCGTTCAACACGTTCAAAATTACTTCTTTTTCCCATCTTCTTCCTCATAAAGAATTAACGCAATCAAAGCATAGTTTGCCATATCAATCAAAGTATCCTTAATACTCTCATCCTTGACCTCTAACTTTTCTTTCTTTGCGAAACCCATGATACGACTAAACTTGTCTCCAATACGAACACAACATCCCTTCCATGCTGGAATGCCTGCCATCTCACAAGTTCTGAAGTTTGCAAACACATCATCTGTACTTGCGTAGTCATGACGCTTTGCGTTATGAGTTGTCTTCATATCTTCTAATAATTCATAAAACCGTTCACTCTGATTCATATTATGCTACCTTACTAAAGTTTTTTACTTTCTCAAATTTAACCACACTTCTGAATTTGTCAATCAACATATCCTGTTTGTGTGAAATGATGAACACATTCTCTTTATCAAACGTATTCAAAATCTTTAGGAAATCATCTGTTCCTGTTGCATCCAACGAACTATCGAATATCTCATCAAGTATCAATAGATTAGTATTCGTTGAATTCTTCATCTTTGCAATAGCTCTCCAAGTAAAGAGTAATGCAAGGTCAATACGCATCTTCTCACCTTCAGAAAAGTTTGCGTATGAAAACACATCACGAAAGCGTGACTTGATTGTTTCATTAAAGTTCTCATCAATATTAAAGTTGACAAAGAAATCCATAGAAGACAAATATGTGTTAATCAACTTATTCATGATAGGAAGATATTGTTTGATAATCTTAGTCTTGATGCCAGTGTCCTGTAATAGATTCTTTGCAACATCATAATATAACATATCTTCTTTTAACTTTGACTTGGTTGAATCTAGACTATAACACATTTTTTTGAGATTGTCAAGTTTTTCGTAGTCTGTTTTCGTAACATCTCCACTTTCTATTTGACGTATCTCTTCAATCAGTGTAGCATTGAACTTTTCTAGTTCAGTAATACCACTGTTGAGTTTTGCAAGTTTGATTGAATTGTCATTGATAACCTTTGCGATATCCTTGAACTCTTTTAATTTACCATTTGCCTTATCCATTTCAGTCTTCATCTGAAGTAGACCTGTAGTAAGTTCATTGACCTGTTCAGTTCTTTGTGATATAGTCTTTGCTTTGAAGTCTTCACTAATAGATTGTTCACAAGTAGGACAGTCATCATTCTCTTGCATGAATGTTATCATACGTTCATGACGAACCTGTTTGTCTTTCAACGTGAACTGTATGTCTTTTAGTTTATCTCTTTTCTCTATGGCTTTATCTTCACTAGACATTGCATCTAAAAGGGTCTGGTTCTCTTCCGTGATTCTTTTGACCTCTGCGTTGCGAGTGAACACTTCCTCTTCATTACCATCTCTAAGAGTTGTCTTTTGAGATAGAAGAGTGTCCTTATTCCGTTCAATATCCTCAATGTATTTCTCCTGTAACTCTACCTTTTCTTTGTGTAGGTCTGCTTGGTATTTGTTCTCACTGATATCTGTGTTTAGAGATTTCACCTTACCTTTCAGAATTAAATTCATCAGCGAGAATATTTTAATGTCAAGAATGTCCTCTACAACTTCCCTTCTTGCCTGTGACTTCAACTGCATAAAAGGAATAAATGTCGATGACCCTAGAATCACGACTTGTGTAAATGAACGATAGTTCAACTTCAAGATTTGTTGTTCTAGGTGCTTTTGATAATCCCTTGCGTTTGCACTTTGGTTTATCATATTACCATCTACCCAAATCTCAAATGTATTTGGTTTAATCCCACGAACTACTTTGCATTGTTTATTCTGTGTTTCAAATTCTATTTCAACAACTGTACCTTGGCCATTGACTGTATTAATAAGTTGGTTCTTACTGATTTGTCTGAACGGTTTACCAAACAATCCAAAACATAGTGCATCAAGAATAGTGGATTTACCAGCACCATTCTCACCAATAATCAAAGTTGATGGGTTTCTATCTAGTTGTATTTCGGTAAACGTGTTACCTGTCGATAGAAAGTTTTTCCACCTTGCATACTTAAATGTAATCAATTATAACTCCAAATCATTTGCTTCAAGATACAAAGTACGCATTGTACTTTTCAATCGGTTCTTATCAATATCAACCTCTAACTCATCTATGTACCTCTCTAAGAGGGTTGTAGTATCCTGTGCGTTCTCAATAATCTCATCAGATACATTCTCTGCATCTAACTCTGAAAAGTCCTCGACAATCTTAACCTCATGCGTCTTAACCGCAAGCAATCTATCAAGGAACTTATCAAATCCATATAAATCTTTCTTGTTTACAACAATAAGTTTTACAAACTTTTCTTCATATTGTTCTACGTCAACTGTAGAATAATCTGTCTGGGAATCATCATAATAAATCTTTGCAAAGATTGTATGTGGATTTTGAATGTACTCAAGTTCTCTGGTTGCCGTATCAAAGATATGAAAACCTTTTGTTTCGTTGTGGTCACTCCATGTCATCTGGTATGTGTTACCAAGATAATAAATGTGACCATCATCTGACTTCTTATGGAAGTGTCCAGTGAAAACCGTGTCGAACTTTCTAAACATCTCTTTAGGATAACCACCATCACAAAAATGTCCAGCGTGCATTTCAAATCCATTTACTTCTAGGTGACCCATACAAATATCTGCATAAGTCATTTGAATACCTCTCATGACAGATTCATAGTTACCCTCGTTAATCCAAGGTAACAAATGAATACCAACACCATCGAACTCTTCAGTACATGGGTGGTCATAACATTTAATGTTGGGGTATTTCTCATCTCCAGGCCCACCAAGTAATTCAAAGAGAGAGTTAATCTCATTGGTGTTCCTGTAGTAAGTATCGTGGTTTCCCACAATCATATGCATCGTAATATTTCTATCTACGATAGGCATTATAAACTGCTCACGAAAGTCTTTTGCAATCTTATATGAGATAAACTTACGTCTATCCATAACATCGCCCAAGTGTATAACCGTATCAATACCATGTTTATCCAAATACGGAAAGAATTCCTCTCTCCAGAATTTGTAGAAATGGTCGTTAAAGGCTAAACTGTCATTGCGAGCACCAAAGTGTGTATCAGTTATCAGTGCTATCTTCATTATAAAATAATTCTAATCCTTTTGGTTTGATTGCTTTTTTCTTAGGTTTGTAAACATCTTCTTCTGGTAAAAAATTCTTTTGTAAATAATCCACGAATGGATTACCCATATCATTTGCATCAATTAAACTTTCGTCTACTGTCATATTTTCGATAATCTTGTTCTTCACATGAGACTGTTTCTTTTCTTTTTGAATACGTCTAAGAAATGCATAATATATTATCTGTGTAAAATAAGCAAATGGATTGTTTGATTTCTCTGGGTTGAAGTTGTGTACATATTGCAAACAGTTTTCAATACCGTCAGATATCATTTCATCTCTATATGTGTAATTGATGAAATTTGGTCTGTACGATAGATGGTTTGCAATCTTTAAAAAACATTCTCCAATATAGTTTGTAATGGGTGGTTGGGGTTTACCCTCACTTGCAGCAACTTTACATCGCTCTTTCCACTCCACCATAGCTTGAAGGAATTCTTTATTATTTACATAATGTGGTTTATTCTTTGGTTTTATTGCCATGAGTCTTTCCCATAATTTAAGTACATCATACCTTATACAAAGGTGATTGTCAAGAAGTAAATTAATATCAATTTATTTTCAAAAAAGTCTTGACTTTCCCTTGACAAGACGGTATTATCCCTATGTAGGGTTTGAGAATGAATTAATGTATAGTGTCTTTGGTTGGAAATGGAATAAGATTATCATATTCTTCTTGTTCAATACGTTGTAAGTCTTCATCAGAAGGCTCATCCCAAACACGACCATTATCACTCAACGTCATCTTCTTTACACAATGTTCGTAGAATCTTGCAAGACCAATTGATGCATCTGATATAGCAACAATACTGGTTTTGTTTAAGTTTGCAATCTGAGTTTCACTTACAGTTAACCAACGTGATAACGCCATACTTTCTACAAAACCACCATCTAGTGATTTTGGATATAAGTTAACTTGTAATGGGTTTTTGACTTCTATATAAGGTCTACTCTTATCAGCAGAACTAATCACAGTTATAATCTCTTCCCCATTAGAAAGTTTTAAGACTTTTGTTTGATGTTCCATCTTTATCCTTTATCTATAGAGATTTGTTTAATATCATAATCAAACTCTTCTTCATTGTATATATTTATTCGTTCCATAAAGTGACGTAATGTGAAGTTTTGTTTTCCTTTGTGAGTAAAGTCATCTGCAATATCTACCAATCGAGCTGAGTCTTTATTGTCACCAAGTCGCAATGCACGACCAACGGATTGCAAGACTCTAATTCTACTTTTGGAGGGTGAAGAGAACACGATGTTGTGCAAATTACGAATATTAATGCCAGTACTAAATGTACCATATGATGCGACAATAACTGCATCGGTTTCCTTTTCTGTAATTGCACGAATCTCTTCTCTGGTTGCGGTGTCAGTACCCCCATAAACATAGAATACCTTCCTGTTACTTAGGGAGTCTTTCATCATCGTATGTAATACATCTCCATGCTTTTCCACAAATTGGAATAGTACTAATGTATTACCTGTCAAGTGTTTTGTCAAGTCAATAATGAATTTATTTCTACGTTCATCACGAACAATTAGGTCAACCTCATCTTGATAAGAAAGGTCTTTCATATACTTACAATCAGCATCTGGATAACGAAGAACAATACATTCGACCTTTAGTTTTGCGAGTGTATCACTGTCCATGAGTTCTTTAGTTGTCGTTACTTTGTTTACTGAACCAAATAGACCCTCTAGTACCAACCTATGTGTTTGCGTTCCGTCAAGCGTACCTGTGAACCCATGACGGTACTTACAAAGGGTCATCTTATTCATTATACCTGTTAATGACTTTGACTTAAAAATGTGTACCTCATCACCCATGATACAACCAAACTGTTCAAACCATTTCTTTTGCATCTTGTAAACTGATTGCCATGTGGATATTGTAATGGGTTTTGTGATATTCTTTGAGTATCCTTGATATATTTTTTGCATCATAGATTCGTTAAATCCATAATCAATAAAATCACTATGCATCTGTTCTACCAAAGATGTTGTGGGAACAAGGATAAGAATATTCTGTTCTGTCTTCATTGCATACCAAACAGACAGAATGTAAATGATTAATGATTTGCCCGAAGCAGTAGGACTAAGAAGAAGACACCTATCATTTCTAATCGCATGAAGTATTGCATCAAACTGGTAGTCACGAACCTGTATATCAGCTCCTCTTGCTCTTGGTCTAACTCTTTGAATAAATTCTCGTACAACATCGGATTCGATTGTATCTCCATTCTTTACTCCTTCTTTATATTCAATTTCAATTTCATTGCGTTTTGCAAATTCTTCAATGTAGGATAACAGTCCAAAATATATTTCACCAGTTTGCATGGAAAACAAACGTATCTTTCCATCCCACATACGACTTCTGTACTGTGGCATGAACTTTGCGCCTGGCACTTCAAACGTAAAAAAATCTGAAAGTTCTCTTGCGATACCTTTGTCAGTTTCTACGTTTAAATATACTTCATTCTTTTTTGAGATTATCAAATCGAACCTTCCATGAATCTCTTCCAATCAATCGCATTCTTTATTTGAAATCCACGATTGTTTAACATCTTGCACATCTTCTCTGCATGGTCTACCATTGCTTTGTGGTATTCCACAGCGTGCTGAGATTCAATCAACTCCTTATCACCTTCCAAATAAATTGGAACATCCTGTTTCAGTATTTTTAAGTCGAGGGGGTTTTCTCTGTAAACATCTGGGTCTGCTTTACCACCGTAGTATTCCCACTTCTGTCTGTAAAGAATACGGTGTTTGGATTCAACCTGTTTCAATAACAAGTTCCAACGCATGAATATTTTTAAATATTTCCCATAGAGTTCTGGGGTCTTGAGAGATTCGATATCTAGTTGTGTATCGTCAATCTTTAAGTCCTTGGCGGACATCTCTTGTAGTTCTTCTAAGTTCATAATGTATCCTTCAATTCAAAGGGATGAGATTGCATATCTTCCTTGCGTTAGATATATTGACCGTTTGGGTCTATGATAGATGTTCAAGGGGTTTGAACCTCATCCTAGTCTATTTATAATGTATGTAACGTGTATATTTTATATGTAAACGTCACGTTTGCTGTTAAGTATGTTATATCACCTTCTTGTTGATTATATGCAAGACTACTTAATGCAACAGGATAGATGTCTTGAAATCTTGCTTCTACAATAGGATTATTCTTTGCAGATGTAATTGTAAGTGTTGCATCAGAAAACATTCCAGAAATACTTTCCTGTCCAGCTTCCTTACCTTGTGATGGTACAACTTCTGTACCCTCAGTCTTTAATGTACCAAACTGTGTTCTTGATTGTGGAAAACCAATACCGACCATCCAGTTATGAACTTCTGTATAGTTTGCAAGTTTTTCATCTACAAGAAATGAAATCTCTAGATTTTCATATGTAAGGTCATCACCCATTATAGGGATTGATTTAAATGGAGTTGGGAATATTGCCTCACCAAGATTAATGCCTGGCAAGTTGGCCGCAGTAGTAAAATATTCTACTAACGGTAATTTATTGATACTGAATTTAAACTTAGTTGGGTCTGCGTAGTCGAATTCAGTGGGTTGTCTGCTTAATGAGTTTATCTGTACCATACATCTATTTATACAGAATAAAAAAAGGGAGAACCGAAGTTCTCCCTTTTGGTTGGTTGACCCAACTCTTATTATTACATAAGGTTGACCACTTGAACTCTACGATAGTACACGTTGTCGTTTGCACCAAGTGTAACATCAGTAGCAGTAGCAGTTGAGAATGGGTTCTGAGCAAGACCGTATCTTGTTTTGAAACCAATCTTAGGTTGGAATGTGTTCTCACCAACCGCACGAACCATTTGTAATGGAACATATGGGCAGTAGAAGACACCAGCATCGTAAGGTGAAGTACCTTTATAACCCACAACAAAGTACTGTTTTGCAGCAGCGTTTGCCATGTATGGGTCAATGTACACTTTATAACGACCATTCAATGTACCAGCAAAAGTGTTACCAGCGTCATCGACATTCAAGTTGTTATTAAGAGCAGGAGTGTAATCCAATACACCAGCCATTTGAAGTGCAGATGCAACATCAGATGAACAGATAAGGATATTACCTTTTCCTCTACGAGTTTGTTGAGCGATTACGTTAGCATCTCTCTCAACTTGGAACATAAGACCCTTGAACTTCTCAACAGACCAACGACCATTTGAGTCAGTGTCCATATCGAAGATACCACCGTTAGTAGTATCGGTCTGAGCACCTGGCTTTGCAGCCTTGTAGATAGACCTTACAACTTCACGGTTGATTTCAGCAAGGATTTCGGAAGACAGAATGTTTGACAATTCTGTTTCTGCGTCAAGACCGTGAATTGCTTTAAGGTCTTGTGCAAGTTCCATAGTGTATTCTGCTTTAAGAGCTCGTGTCTTTGCAGTAACAGTCGCCTTCTCAATGGTGAATGCCATTTGAGCGAAAGCGTTGCCTGCGGAGTCACCTTGTGCTTCCATGTTTGCAGTTGTATCACCAGTACCACTAGTGAATGTTCCTGGCGAACCATCGTTAAGTACGGCAGGGTTAGTACCAGCATGAGTACCAGCACCAGAGAAATCTGTATCTGCTTCACCGAATAGTGCTTCATCACCACCAGCAGAGTTGATTCTTGATTTCATTGCAAAGATAAGTCCAGTTGGCCCAGTCATTGGTTGAACTGCACAAATATCATATGCGATTAGGTTAGGCATAGCACGTCTTACCAATGAAATCAAAATTGGATCCCAATTTGATGCAGACGCAGTATTGTTGGCATGAACTGTCTCCCCAAGGAAGGCAGCATCTTCTTTTAGTGCTTTTTCTTGATTTTCCAAGATAACAGAAGTGACGGCACGCTTATAGTTATCAGCAATCTCAGGCAAATCTGGATGCTGAAGGACTGGCTGCCACTTTTCTTGTAAGTTCTCTGAATTGAACATTTTAGTTCTCTCCTATGTTTTCTATATTATTATTATTTATTAAAAGTTACTTTTTCACAATATTAAAAGCTTCCGCCCCATAGGGTTTCGACTTCTGGATAGCGGACATATACGCAGCCATAGCGCCACTAACGTCAACTTCTTGATTTTCAGTTTCTACTTCTTCCTCAAGGGTTTGGGTAGCAACTGACTTAGGAAAATAATTTTCCTTCAAGGTGTTAAGTTTTGAAGTGAAATCTTCTTCACCGTTAAACTCAACATCTTCAACTAATCCCTCAAACTTTTCCTTTTCAGTATCAGCGAGGTCTGTTGAAACTTTTGCGATTACCTGTTCACGAACAAGTGAAGATTTTTCTTTGTTCATGTCAGTCATCTTTTCGATTGTTTCATTGAGTTTTGCCTCAAGGTCTTCAATCTTCTGAGCTTGACCCTCAAGAATGTCGTACTTCTCATCTGGAACATCAATGTAATGTTCTTCAAAGAGCGCTTTCAGTCCTGTGATAAAGTCTTCTGCAATTTCACCTTTTAACCCTCTATCAATAGCGAGTTCGTTCTCTTGCATCCACTCTTTAACAACATAGTCAAGATATGAATCAACTTTTTCAGTCAGTTCATTTTTGAAAGTTTCTACTTCTTCTGCAACTTCATGTGTCTTCTCAATGTCAAGTCTTTCGACTTCACTACGGAGTTTAGACTTCACGGCAGCTTCAAAGATTGTAGTTGCTTTTGCGGTAAACTCTTCTGAAAGGTTTTCACCTTCAATCAAAGCGTTTACATCTTCTGTTACGTCAATGGAATCAATGTCAAGAGCTTCTTTCTTAACACTTTC